CACAATATATCAACCTAAATTAGAAATATGCTGGGACGATGCTGTTTACGAAAGCGGTAGTTTAACATTATTAGATATGTCTGAACCAGACGATAATTTCTTTTATATAAAATCTAATAGAGGTGAATATACAAAAGGATCTAAAATACGGTTTAGTGTTATGGGTAGAGAAAGATATCCTGTTAAAACGTATGCTAACAAAAGTACAGGATTAGCTATTAAGTGCCTCGGCGAAGATACTATGACTTATGCTATAATAGATGCAAAGACAGGTGAAGCAATAATACCTCATGATTCTATTTATACTCAATTGTCTTGTCACTCTACAAAAGGTATGTTTTTTGAATTTTATTCAGATAGTCTTAGCGAAGATAGATACTACACTATTCAATTGAAATATAGCAACGGAACAGATTTAGCGTACTATAATGTAAAAGAAACATTTAGAGTAGTTAGATAATGTCGCATAGAAAAAGCAAAAAACGTAAAGCGATTGAAGCAGAATTGCGACGTCGTTTTCTGGCTAGAAAAAAGGCCGCTACTGTAAAAAAGAAAAAGCCAGTGGTTAAAAAGCCAGTGGTTAAAAAGCCAGTGGTTATGGCTCAAAAATCTGGCGAGTTATTTTATACTAGAATCGAAGGCAAGGTTGTATTAGACGAAAAAAGATCTTGGGGCGTTGAGTTTGAAATAATAATGGCTCGAAGAAAAGAAGAAGCAGCACTACCGCCTGAGCCAGAAATAGTAGAAATAGTAAAAGATCCAGAGGTTGATGTTCCTATAAGCGATGCTGTTAAATTACTTAGTGGTATTGATAGTAATCTAAGTGTTGATGAGTATTCGTTGCAAAAAGATTACGATTATCCTATAGACGAAAACGATAACGAAAGAAACACAAACGAAGTAATTCTTTCTAAGGAAGGAGGTATGCGTAATTATCCTTTGATAATAGCTTCAGCTAGGCTTGTTTTTGAAAAAGCAACTATGGAAAAGTTTGTTGACGTCGAGATAAAAGAGTTAGTAGATCCTAAGAGTGTTAAGGTACAAATTAAGAAAAACATTTTAAAATACGGAACTCCTAAGATAGATCAATTTGAATGGCACGGATTAAGAATGATACAGGTAGATAACTATAAAAGTTTGCCTTATTCTCGTCAGTGGACTGTTCTTGAAATTGCTCAATTAACTGCAATGGGCAAAGAAGAAGGTGAGAAAAATGTTTATACCAATAGAGCTAATACTACATTTAGTTTGGTTGCCGACGCTTATAATTACAAAGACGATAAAGGTAGAAAGAGCAGAGCAAATATAAAGTTTACTTGGAAATTTACATCTAGCGCTAATAACTATGACGTTAGTGTTCAAAATAAAATAGTACATCACGGAAGAGTATTAAGAATAACGAATTGTCAAAGACATCATACAGGTAGATATACATGCGAGATTACTAACGATAAAGGTAACTCTTATACTAAAACTATTTATGTAGTTATACATAGAACAGGTAGAGCCGTTGCTATAGAGATGAACGTAAACGGTACTATGATTCCTAACGGTAAAAAGAAATGGCAAGATACAAATCCGGCATACGACAAAAAATTTATTTGGAGCGAAAGATTTCTTCCTAAGTACGATTTAAGAAAAGAAGCTTGGGTTAGAGAAATATGGAATGGTGAAAAGTTTGTTGTTATGTCAGATGGTGGTGACGTAGCAGGTAGTAAAAACAAAGTAGGTAGAGACTTAAAAGGTTCTGAAATGAAAACTCGAATGAGTAGAATTAAATTAAATAATAAATTCAAAGGCGAAACAAGTACAAAAGACAGAGACTTCGGTTACTGGAGATTACCTGGTAGTCACGATATTTATTTTAGTAATTCCAAAGGTGTTATAAAGTTTATATCTGGTTTTGCTATGCTGCATCACAAATTTGCTAACGATATGCCTTTAAACTTTGGTAGTATCGACGATATTGAAAAAGGCGAAAGTACTAGATATACAAAAGTTGGAGACGAGATAACGATATACGATGAAGAGATTACAACAATATAAAATAAACGAATTTTTGAATATCCCGTCAAAAAAGATATTCACTAATTTCGGAACAGTTGACCAAGACGTTGTTGAATGTCATGTATATAGTGATACGAACTTATTAGCGTCTAATCATAATATCGATAACTGGAAAATGGATCAGTTCGATAAAGAAGGAGTTGCTAAAGAAGAACCTCGTATTCAACTTGATATACACGAACACGTTAGAAGTTTAGGATTTGCAGAAGGTAAGTTTCTAGTAAAATATAATTTCTACAGAAATATATTAGGTTCTTACGAAAAAAACGACGGATTGTATGTTGCTGAAATATCTGCAACTCGTTTAGAAATAAGATTAGAAACTACTTCTGGTGAAAAAGATATATTAGAGCTTATAGATAGCTTAGTTGTAAAAGATACTTCTAAATTTATAGATGGACATTGGCAAGATTTACAACTTAACTTAGGTGATGACAAAACTATACTTGTTGTTAACTGGGGTGTTGGTAAAGGTGGCAGCGTTATTTTTAAGCTGTATGAACCACTTCCTAAAGACATATTGGTGAAACAGCAACTGTGGATTAACAAAACCGTTGTTACTTCTCATACAGAAGAAATTAAACTTATTAAACCTAAGCCAGCTCCTTTAGGTTTTCCTATTCAGTCTCCTGATTGGGACACTCCAGTTAACAAGCAAACAAATGGAGATTCTGAATACGAAACATGGGATTCTATATTAGGCGACAATCTTTCTAGCGCTGATCTGCTATTAAACAAAGTATTAAAAAAAGATGGTACATCTACTGAACTAAATATAGACTATACCGATTATTCTAACTTTGTACATTTTGGTTCTGCCAACGAAAGGTTAGAAAATTTTAAATATAAAAAACAATTATTAGAACATTACGAAAATAAAATATCTAAAGTTAAAGGTATTACAGCAAGTGGAAGTATTACTTTAACCGATACTGTAAAATATAATGCTAAGTTAAACGAATTGATTATATCTTTCGATGGATATGAAAAATACTTATATAACACTTCTGCTTCCGACGCTTGGCCTAAAACTAGTGCAGTATATCCTTATACTTTAGACACAGTAGCTAACTCTGCGAACTGGTTTGTTACTCAATCGCTAGCTGCTATTAAATACGATTTAAACAACGGCGATAATTTAGAAAAGACAGTTCCTAGACATATCGTCAACGATCCTAACAATGAAAATTATATTTTATTTGTAGCAATGGCAGGACAACACTTCGACAAATTATGGAGTTACGTTAAACATTCTTCAAATATATATAACAGAGATAATGGTTTATATGAGGGACTTTCTAAAGACTTAATTCACAGTACACTAGGTTCTTTAGGTTGGCAATCTTTTCAGGGATTTCAAGCTTCAGATATTTGGGAGTATATGCTTGGCACAAATGCAAGTGGTAGTTATGGGCAAGCTTCGACATCTACTGGACCGAGTGGTTCTATAGAATACGTTTATGCTACGCCAGAACAACAACAATATCCTATAACTACAGAAGACATAGTTACCGAAAATTGGAAAAGAATATTAAATAATCTTCCTTATCTTTTAAAGACAAAAGGAACAGATAGAAATATAAAAGCTTTATTAACTACCTATGGTTTGCCTTCAACATTACTTAGAGTATTTGAATACGGTGGACCAGAAAAAGATAAAACAAAAACTTCTTATGCAAATTTCGATAAGTTTTCTCACGCGTTAGATTTTAAAAATGGCGGTAGAGTAAAGCTCCCTTGGAAAGATCTTTTAAGCACACATCCTTTGGTAACAACATCTAGACACGCCGATATGATAGAGTTGAGATTTAATACTACTAATAAGGTGTCTCAATCGTTATTAAACACAGACAATGGTAGATTTAACGTTGAAATAGCACCGCATCCTAGCGCATCAAATTTAGATTCAGGATATTACAATCACGGAACTATTAACTTTTGGGTTAAAGATAGTCCAGGTGGTGGTGCTGTTACGGTAAATTTACATACTGGTTCGAAATATCTACCGTTGTACGATGACGATTGGTGGAACGTTTCTATAGTTAGAGAAATTCCTAAAGTTGATCACGATCCAGATGTAGATGGTTTAACTATTAACGTTGCTAAAGCTGCCGATCATAGTAAGGGTAGAATAACACATACGTCGTCTCTTCGCGTTCCTATTTATGGTTGGAACTTTAATTGGGATAATGTTGGTGACGAATATATATACGTAGGGGGGAAAGCCTGGACTCAACCAGTTTATGGCAATAGCTTTATAGGTTCTATACAAGAAGTTAGATATTGGGCATTTCCAGAAAACCAAGCAGTACATACTAAATGGCTTGATAACGAATATTTTCATAACCACGTTAAAAATCCATTGTCTATAGAGGGGTTTGGGGCAACTGGCTCTTACGATCAGTTGGTGGCTAGATATAGTTTAGGTGCTGATATGAATAAGTTTTCCGGCTCGTGGACAGCTGGTAATATGAGTACAGCTTTTATGTCTTCTTCTCATCCTTCCTTTTACGAAGCTAGTTCTTGGCAAACAGGAATATCAGGTGAGGGAATACCTATTAATTTTGCAGGTGACGGAACAGATTGGACAAACGAAGATGAAAAATATTTCGTTGCTATGCCAGGTGCTATCGGCTCTAGAGAAATAGGAGATAAAATTAGAATAGCTCCTTCAGCTGTTCCATCCGTACTAAGCCCCGATTATAAATTATATAAAAAAGATACAGAAATATTAGATCTAAACAAGATCGGTGTTTATTTTGCACCTCATTTTGAAATAGATATAGATATAGCTAATGATTTAGGTGGTTCTGCTGTCGACGATTACATGGGTAATCCATTGGATATAGGAAAAGGTTCGTATGCTGGATTAAGAGCTTTGCGTCAACACTATTGGAAAAAGCACTCAGCACCTTATAGTTTCTTCGATTACATGAATGTTTTAAAACAACTCGATCATACTATGTTTAAGCAAATAGAAACTATGTTGCCTGCAAGAGCAAATGCTCAGGTTGGATTGCTTATAAAAGGTAATATGTTAGATCGTCCTAAAATTAAATCTTTAAAGGTCATTAATGTAGATGCTTCCGATCAGAACTCGCCTAGACAATCTAGCGATGTGTTTGCGACTTTATCGTTGCGAAGAGTTCATTTTAAAAGTACTATGACTACTGTTGGCGGAGATTACTTTAAACCTATTAAGGACGGCAAAATTGATTACGACTTACACCCAGGTATGGAAGGTTCTGGTCCACAGCAAGTACACATGAATTACTTAGCAAACAATACAGATCAAGCTGTTGGTTTCTTAAATATTCCATTGAATACTAGAAAATCTTATGGTAATTACGATTTCAAAAAAGGTTCTAGATATAAATGGGAAACAGTAAATTATTGGAGACAAGGAAATGTTGGAGGACGTACAAAAAGTCATGTTCAACAAGGTGGGGCAAGTTATGAAAACAATGAAGATTTTTTAGTCAATGTTCAGAGCGCTGGATATATGGGAAATCCTGATGCTGTATTTTATGGTGGTGGACCATCAAGCTCTGTTGATTTAAGTGCTAGATCTGGTTCTGTATTAACTAGGCCAAGTGGAGAAATTGTTCCTTCGTTTAACGATTTTGGAAATATACCTTATTATCATCACGCTAGAACTTCTAGAAAATATTCTACATTTAAGTATCATTATAAAAGCGATCAACAAAACGTGCCTAATGAAAACGTCACAATACATACAACTTCTTTTGCCGAAAACGGTTGGCCTTCAGGATCTGTGATATATACGTCTATATCGGGCCCTGTTAGGAAAACTATTGTACCTGCGCAATTACAAGACAATAGAAGCATAGGTAGTGAAAATAGAAGTTACAGAGGTTGTAAGTTAATAGGTTCAGATTTTAACATGCCACTTACTGCTACGGTCGATGGAGGACCTGTTGTAGAATTCAACGAAGTAGCACCGGTTAATTTAATAGTTGGAGGAGATGGATTTAGTTCTACTGGTGGAACTATGTAATTAATTTATGCTCATTATCTTTAAATAAGATATTTATATACAAATAAAAACATTAAGAGGAAAATAACACATGGGATATTTAGATAAAACTACTATAACGGTAGACGCAATCCTTACTAAAAAAGGTCGCGAATTATTAGCAAAAGGGTCAGATGACTTTAACATTACACAATTTGCATTAGCTGACGACGAAATTAACTACGATCTATGGGATGTAAATCATCAATTAGGTTCTAGTTACTATGGTCAAGCTATCGAAGCTTTACCGTTAGTAGAGGCAATACCAAACGAAAATTATATAATGAAATATAAATTAGTTTCATTGCCTAAAAATATTAGTAGAATGCCAGTTGTTTCTGTAGGTGTTTCTGATGTTACATTAAACACCGGTGGAGAAAAAGCTTCTGTTGTTCCTAATACTACTAACTTTGTTAATGGTAATAAAATATATGGTTATACTGCTATTTTAGCTGACTCTGATGCTGCTTATCTTAATATTGCTCCAGGAGGTAGAATAGAAACTGCTGTTGCACCAACTGCTACAGATTTTGTAGACACATCTGGAAATTCAGTATCTATTATTGGAACTAGCTTTGAGATAGTTGCTAAACCTCAACCAAATGCTGACAAAACAACAACTCTTACAATCGTAGGTAACGAAACAGGTGGATTTATTTCTATTAACGTTACAGTTAAAAAAGAAGTTACTACGGTATAATAAAATAAAAAGAAGAAACTATGGCACAAGAAGACGATATATTAAATCAAAATTTTCAAGCAAATGCAGGTGGAGGAAATAACAGCTTAGCTAATCAAAGTAAAAAATTGGCTACTACTTTATTTACAAAACTTAACGCAGACGACGTAATTGAAAATGCAATGGCTGATACTATTACAGCTGCAATGTGGAGTAACAACGATAGCGAACTAACAGGTTCTACTACAAACACTGAACTATACACTTCTGCTGCACAGATCAATGCATCTGGATTATATTACAGAGAAATATTTAGAACAGATCCAGCTACCGACTTAACATCTGAACCTCAATTTGCAGTTGCTTACGGTCATAGTAAAGGTTCTGGTTCAGCACCTCTTAGTTCATACAGCACTGACGGAATGACTCCTACTAAAGCTGTATACGGACAATATAGAAATTTATGTTTAGGTAAAAATGTAGAAACTTTTACACTTTCAGACGCAACTGCTGTTAGTGCTTCAATCTTTATAAACGTTAACAGAGCTAGATACAAAGAAAGAATAGATCCGGGACAATGGGATATTACTATACCTACTGGTTCTGATGGTACTAATTTTGGTGGAACAATTACCTTGTGTGACGATAGTATTATGACTTCTGCTACTCTTGGAGATATGGGAGCTGTATACAATGTAATATCTGGCTCTGCTGGTGACACAAAAGCAATTTTAGATGCTAATTCTGCTGCTGCTGGCGCAACTACTTATACTAAACCTTATGGATTGTTTTATCCAGACTTAGGAATTATAATGTTAGATCCTCAAGCTTTAGGAATGACTGCCAATGAAAATAACTACTGTTGGTGTGGTGATGGTTCTGCGTACGACATATCTACTACTGGATCGTCAGCAAATCCTTTTTTAACTGGAATTAATGGTAATCTATCTATAGCTTCGGGTTCTCTAACAAACGCTTTTACTAGCGCTAGCTTTGCATTCGAAGGAAGATCTGCTGAAAGCGTTTATTCTACTCACTACTTTGTAAGAATAAAAAATTCTTCTTACAATTTTTCTAATAATCCTAGTTATGTAACTGGTACTAACGGAGAGTTTGCTCATCCAACTATGTTTAAAGATCCTAAGGTTTATGTTACAACTGTTGGAATGTATAACGACAAAAACGAATTACTAGCTGTTGCAAAGCTAAGCAAACCATTATTAAAATCTTTTACTAGAGAAGCTTTAGTTAGGGTTAAATTAGAATATTAACAAGAGGTTTATATGTCAGGCATTTTTAAAAAATTTAAAAGCGGCGACAAAAAGATAACCTCTCACGATGCTCATAAACTTTACACAGTTAATGTTTCCAATCATACGGGTTCTTATGTTGAAGCAGGATATGCTCAAAAAAGAATTGTAGATAATGTCGAAGTAGACGTTGATTTAGCTGTATTTTCTTATGACTCGCTTTACGATGGAAGTAAGTTCGAACCAGACACATACGATGTAGGTGGCAATGTACTCGAAATCTCTCCGCACGCTAGAACAACAAACGGTTTATTTAAAAGATCGTTGCACGATTCTATTCAATCAATGTATTATACAGATTCAACAAATCCTGCTAATACTCAACACAATATAGGATTTGAAAAAGAATATAGATCTTTACATAGTAGAGCTCAGATTCTTTCTGTGCCTCAAGTAATGATGGGTAGCGGAATTGTAAAAGAATCTGTTATAATAACATCTGGATCTATAGTATTAAAAGACGATGGATTCGGTAATCTAATTGATACTACTTTAACCACACTTTCTGTTGATAGAAAAGATATCGCCTTAGATTTAAACTTTGATCCTTTGTATAACCAAGTAGACAAAAAAATATTTAGCGCTTATTCTTTAAACTCTTTGGCTGACGGGGACGACGAATTACCTTTGGATAACAAAGTAAGATTTTTCGACGAATCTAACTACGCAAATAAGGTTGTTGCTAGAAACTTTATTCCTAGAGCTGCTACATTTGGCACATATATAGAATTCAATGGTATTGCTCAAGCTACTGGAGTAAATAGAGCAGATCTTAAATTGCAAAGTTTGTTTAGAATTAGGCACGACGATCAATTTGATTATAGAGATGGCGAAGATTTTAGTATATTGCTTAGAGTTTCTTCTTCGGGAACTGATCAACCTTCTAAAGACGTTGTTACAGACGGTGGAATATATAGTGATGTAATATCTAAATCACAAAATGTAAATTCAGGTAGATATCCATATTCTATATCTTATATAAACGATAACTCTTCTGTTGTTGCAGACAGAGGAAAATATAGATTAAAAGTAAGTGGGAAGAATAAAAAGAAAAGCGTATTTACTTCAGTCGTTCCTTTCGCAGATTCCGACGGCTTCACTACTTTAGCCGTTGTTAAGAGTGGTAATACGATTACATTTATTTGGAGAGATGCTGTTGGTTCTGTAGCTAATACAACAATAGATCTAACAGATGTGGGAGATATATCTAATAGAGCTCCTATCATAATAGGTGCTAGAGCTGTATGGAAAGGCAAGTTTAAAAAGAAAAAGAAAAGAGGAGATTATAGTACTAAGCGAAAACCTAGAATAGAATACTACAGACACTTCAAAGGAGGGATCGGGGATCTAACAATATATAAAACTGCTTTATCGTTTACTTACATATCTAATATAATCCGCGATGTGGATACTTCGGGAACAGATAACAAAATAGGAAATGTATTTTATAACCACGGTATAATAACTCTAACAGGCAAGTCTGCTAGATATAGACAAGGTCTACGCTCTTCAACATTTGCAGATTGTGATTTAATATTTGAGAATACACATCAAATAGTAGAGCAAGAATATACTTGTCAAGTAAAAGAACAAGAATATGGGTTTACTTTAAATCCTACTATAATTAAGCCAGGTAAAGGAAATGAAATCAAAGATTTTGTTGTTGGATCTGAATGGTCTCCTTATGTTACTACAATAGGTTTATACGATAAAAACGCTAGATTATTAGCTATTGGTAAACTAGCACAACCTATTAAAAAATCAACTAAATATGATACAACTTTTGTCGTTCGATTTGACTCCTAATTCTGTGGACAGTCATTGGATATATAAGAAAAAGAAATTAAGCGAAGCGCCTGAAGATATGCACGGTTTTGTTTATATGATTACTAATAAAGAAACAGATAGAAAATATATAGGTAGAAAGTATTTAGAATCTGCGCGCAGAGTTAAAGTTGCTGGAAAGAAAAGGAGAAAGATTGTTAAGGCCCCTACTAACTGGAAGATATATACTGGATCTTCTAAATCTCTTAACAAAGATATAGAGAAAATAGGCAAAGGAAAGTTTAAATTTGAGATACTTGTGTTTGGAGAAACTAAAGGGCAAGTAAACTATTTAGAAGAAAATATACATCATAGATTACATGTAGTAGCTAGAGAAGAATATTATAACGATTGTATCGGGCCGCGCCGATTCGCAAATGTAAGGTTATCGGAAGAAGTTATAAATAAATTAAATAAAGTCGTCAAATAATTTCCATATGTCACTTTTTTTTATTATATTTAGTTAAAAACTTAATTAACTAACTTTAATTAATAAATCAATT